TTAGTAAGGTGAGCTGTATACGGAAGGTACTCTACGGGTAAATACGGTATTGAGTACAGATTGTGCGTGCTTGTTGTACTCTTGTTTGTAAATTTCAGCCTCTCCATACGATTGCTCATAATACTTAGCCAAATACGCTGCATAGAACTGCACAGGGCTTGTATAAGGGTCGTTAATAACATCGGTAGTGTTGGGAGAGTTTAAAGACAAAGGATTGGGCAATACCACGCAATCAATCTCTAATTGATAGACTTGATCTGGTACTGGTCCAATATAAATTTGTTGTTGACCATACACGCTAAATGCTAATGGTCTGCCAATGTAATTCTGCCAAAAGCGCAAACGGGCATTAAAGTCTGACCATGCCAAATAATCAAGCGGTACACGGGTATTCCCCCAATACAGGTTGATATTGACAATATCTAAGACAGTATTGCCAGCAGAAGGAGATAATGGACTTGCTCCCATCAAGTAAGTCAAGGCAGGATAGCTAATATTCTCGCAATTACCAACATAAGTTAAACCGCAAGTGCCGTTTAAGAACTCACCGCTTGGTGGGTAATTGTTGTAATTGTTTTGAGTAGCTTGTGGATAAGGAGGTGCTGTACCGCTAGTTGTTCCACCAGTAGTTACTTGATAAATGTAAATATTGCTAAAAATAAACTGTCCAGCAGTGTAAGCAGTATTAGCTGCCCAAGCTGTTGGATAAGCTGGCGTTACTCCGCCAATGGTAGCCGATGGAGCTACCATGCAAGGTGTTTGAGTGACAACGACTTCTCTTAATGCTCCAGTATCACGAACTGTTCTTTGACGAGCTTCGTTAATGTAATCCGTTAACTGGGAAGGAGAATAAAAATTATTGTTACTGTCGTGCAACAATCTTTGGACTTGAGTCAAGTATGTATTTAAAGTTGCCATATCAAGCCCAGTTAAAATATTCCCAAGGCATCTTGTTACTTTTTGAAGTATTGCAAGATACACATAAAAGTTGCAAATTTGATGCGTAATTTGTACCGCACCTTGTTAATGGAATTATATGATCTATATGACCTTTTGTGGCATCTGATCCACAATAATTACATTTATTATTTTGCCTTGCTCTAATTTCTTTTAATTGACTTACGGTATGGCTTCCAGCGCTATTTTTCTTTAAAGCATATCTAGCTCTTGTATAAAGATTTTTTTGCTCTGGATTTTTCTTTGATCTATCAGATTGATATTGATTCCAATGTTCACGATTGTTTTCGTGCCATTTAGACCAGTTTTTTCTTACTATATCTCTATTTTCTTTCGCCCAAACTCTATGATATTGACGCAAATTGCCCTTGTTATCTTTTGACCAATTTTTGTAATACTCGCTTTGGCAATCCTTGCATTTTGTACAAAATCCGTCTTTTGACTGCTTTCTCTTGTGAAAGTTGTCAGTTGACAATTCCTTTTGACATGAAGTGCATAATTTAAGGGTTGCCATTCGACACCCCCATTAGGCTACTGCTTGTAAGACTTTTCCCCCAGCCTTTTTTGAGGAAGGCAAGGGTACTCGTTCTACCAACGGGGATATAGATTGGTTCTTTGATGGAGGCGCAGATGAAAAATCCCACTGAGAAAGAATCTCAAGACCTTTTTCCATGTCATTTTGTGTGATGATCCATCCAAGCCTTGCCAAATACGGCTCTTTGTTCTCATCTCCGTAACCAAAAATATGACGAGCAACATCAACAGGAAGTTCTACTGTTTCGCCTTTTTTAAATTCATAAAAGACTCCACCGTAGCCATCTTTCAGCTTTTTATCAGAATTATTAGTTACAAAGATTGAGGACATAATTAGAACTTTACAACATCGCCATATACGCAAATTGTTGCTGTATTGCTATTACCACTAGCAGTATTCACATTGACATATAAGGCTTGGGTTACATTACCTGAAACAGGAACGGAAGCTGCATAGGGAGCTGCAATTGTTAAATCAGTGAACTTGTTTACACCGTTGATCTGAGTTAACGCCACATTCGCTACTACAACATTTGAACCTGCTGAGTCTGTAGAAATACTTACATACGCAGCAGACACATCACCAGATGGGTTATTTACCGTAATTCTACGGATGATAACTGCACCTGATGTTGAAGTAGAGCCTGATTGTGTTAAGCCACCTCCAAGCAGAGGCAATGTGATACCAGTAACGGTAGCATTGCCTACTGTATTGAAGGAAACATTTTGAGCTACAGCAATGCGACCATTCCCGAAACTATCAAGGTAAAACTGTGATACTGAATCTGGATTAGCCATTATTGCTCTCCTTAACTAGCGTTGAAAGTACCACTGACATTCTGACCACCATTTACGGTAGCTAGAGTCAAGGTAGCAGCAGTAGATGCGTTAGCAGCCACATTCACACCGTCAGCAGTAATCCAACCACCAACACCAGAAGCAATCACAGTTGACCATGTTGCAGCGTTAGAAGTTGCATTGTAAGCAGAAACAGCAGAAATACTCACATTGGCTGTTGGGAATACGATGTAGTTACCAGCAGGGATGATTACACCACCTGTTGGAACTGACAAAGTAGTTAACTGCCAAAATGCGCCTGGCGTATTTGCATAAGTACCTGAAATCAGGATTTTATTATTACCGAGTGCCATGTTATACGCTCCTTATAGTGAAATAGAGTTATAACCCTGGACACGGGTCATTGACTTAGGCTTGGTGCTTACCAATTCGGCAATCATCAATACTGCGCCAACATAACCGATCTGCCAGTTAGGAAGTGTAGATTCAAAACCAGTAAATACGAATGAACCTTGATCGTGGATATAGAGGCTCAAGTAATTGCTGTTAATGAAGTAAACAGTACCTTCTGGGCAATATGGGTCTGGATAGATTGGAACACCAGCGACCATCAAAGCACGGAAAGCTGCTTGAGGACCGTTAGAGTCACCATCAAAACCATGTCCTGGGGTGATTACATATTGTTCTTGACCAACATAGTCTTGTGCCAAGAGTGTCCATGTACCAAAACCGCAAACACCGAAAGTAGGTACTTCAGCACCTTTCTTAACAGTACCAGAGATGTACTGGAGGATGTTTTGACGAGTTGGGTTTACGCCACCTGCGTTGTAAACCTTAGACTGCCACCATGTATAGGTAGAACGGTTAATGTTACCGTATGTTGGCATATTTGTACCATCATCAATAGCGCCTGGCAAGCCAATGAACTGTTGAGTGTTGGTGTAATTGGTGTACAAAGCAGTAGCCATTGCATCCATCATCACATTGGTCGCATCGTTCATGCGTGCTTCGATCAATGGGATAATGGCGTAATCTTGCTGAACTGCACCTTCCATACCGAGGAACGGTACAGGAGCGATCATCAACTTTAAGTTAAATTCAGCGTTAAAAGCACCTTGTTGAACTGCTGGCTGGTTAAATGAACCAGAGTAGTCAGACCATTGTGCGTTAACAAACTGAGCGCCTTGAACTGGCACTGTTACTTGGGACACACCGCCTGAAGCCTGTTGACTGTTAGCAATCAAAGCAGCCATCAATGGTGTACTGTTGTAAAGCTGTACTACCAGCTTGGGGATAAACGCTCTACGGGTTACATAGGTAAGCTCGTTATATTGCGATGATCCTGTTGCTGGGACTATTCCGCCACCTATTGGCATAATAATTCTCCGTTAAAAGTAAATATCCCCATTTACTGCTGTTTTAAATACCTATTGGTCTTGAGTTTTTTCTCAATTCAAATAGAGCTTTTGATGCTTCATCCCTTGCACCCATCTGTGGGTTTTTCCAATACTTAGAAAGGTCAAACTTAGAGATAGCACTTGGGTTGTATCCCATTGCCGAATTGGAAGTGGGAGTTGCTGCTTGTTTCATCCAGTCAAAGTACTCTGCTGCTGTTTCGTGATTAGTCATACCTTTTTCCAACATAACTTTCTCAATTTCAGCAATTTCTTCTTCAGTGCGACCTAATTTCGCTCTGCGTTTGTCGAGTTCTTCCCTGGCATCTCTTTCACGCAATTGAGCCTCCAATTTAATTACACGTTCTTCGGCAGCGGA